CTACTTTCAGTTAATACAAAATTTTCTATTATCTTTAAGTCTTGAATACCAGAGTTGTATAATTTATCTATAAATTTTTCAAATTGCTTTTGGTCGGTTTTCTTCTTTACAACCACTTTGACTATCTTATCTTTAAAATCTCTAGTATCAAATAACTTATAATTCGTATCTTCATAGTAGATATTATAGAATAACCTATAAGGGTTGTTTACGGGTTTGTGTTCAATTGTTTTTGTATCAAAGATATGAAATCCTCTTGTATCTAAAACATCGTTCCAGAACATTTCATAGGGGTTTCCAAGGTAGTATATCTTGCCATTGTCAGAGCGAGTATGATAGTGACCAGAGTATACACGATAAAACTTATCAAATATCTTTGTATCCATTCCGTGTTCCATCATATGACCACGAGTAGCAACAAAACCATTTAACTCAAGATGACCCATAATTACATCTGCTGATGTAGTATCCATCATCTCAAGAGTTTGTAATTTATTCTCCTCATTTATCCAAGGAAGCATTAAGATATCCAATCCACCAAGATTTATAGTAGTTGGTTCTGAATAGACTTCAACATTATCATATTCTTTCAATAATAATTCAACTGTGTTGACTTCATTTGTATCTTTATAGTATGCAGTGTGATTACCAACGATTGTATGGACAGTAATACCCATTGCTTGTAATCTGTCATAATAATTTTTCTTTGACCACTCAAGCGTTGCTAGGTCAATATTACGACGATTATCAAAAGTATCACCCATATCAACGATAGTATCAATCTTATTTTTCTCTAAGTATGGAAAAAAGATATTATCGTAAAACTTTTTGAAATATCTATGTATATAATCAGCACCTTTTCTTGCACCGAAATGTTGGTCTGTAATAATTGCTAACTTCATTTTTTCTTTTTCTGTGGTTTTTGTGGGTAGTATTGAAAACCTTCGGTTTGCTCACGCAAATCGGATATTCTAAATGTTATCATCTTATCCCAAGGTGTGCCATCTTGATCCATTAGAACAGCAGCCTTTTTACCCTGTATTCTCTGAACACATCCAACATATCCTCGATAGATTGAATTTTCATCTATCACCTTAACTGTAGAACCTGGTAAAATCATCTGTTACTTGACTTATATTGGATATTATCTTTAATTGTATTATAATCAGAACTACTACCTGCCATTGCACTATCATCAACTGTCATCACTTCTTCAAATCCTGTCTTTTCAATTATCTTTGTCTTAATTTCTAATTGTTTCTTTTCTTTTTGTATTCTTCTAAGAAATGCATTGTGTATAATTTGTGTAAAATAAGCAAATGGATTCTTAGATTTTTCTGGATTAAAATTATTAATATATTGAACGCAGTTTTCAATACCGTCACAAACCATATCATCTTTAAACATATAGTTTACAAAATTAGGTTTAAAGGATAAATGAGTTGCAATCTTGAGAAAACATTCTCCAAGATAATTTGTGATACGAGGTTTTGCTTCACCTCTCTCTGCAGCCAAGGCGACCTTCTCTTTGTATTCGACGATAGCGGCGAGGAACTCTTTGTTGTTTACATAGTGTTCCGATCTTTTTCTTGCCATGAAGTGTTTTGATAGTGTTCATTCATAACATTATTATACACTATAATCAAACGCTTGACAATACCCTAAAAAACAGTTACAATAACTCTGCTAGGGTTCAAAGGAAGGGATTAGCTATTCTTAAAGATATTCTCTAGGCTCTTACGAGCATCTTTAACATTAGATATGTAACCCATTTCTTTTGTCATTTTTGGTTTTGGTTTTTCTGTAATAGGTTCAGTTTCATAATATGCTTTTACAAATTTATTATATGCTTTAATTACATCTTTATCAGAAACCTCACATGTAGTAATAACATTACTCATCTCTACTATATATGTTCTTTCTCGACCTGTTTTAATCCAAGGTTCGATTTTAATAACACTAATTCCAGGCTTTCGAGTAAAAGATGAGTGTCCGATCATTGCTGGACAATCTAATGCAATGACATCAAGTTCTGGTGCAACATCAATTTTTGCAATAACTTCTTCACCTGTATTTAATTTTACAACTGCTAAAAATTTATCTGACATTTTTTTAAAGGTATCGTAAGCATTTCATAATTAAAGTTTTCTTCGTTATAAATTTTAACTCTCTCCATCATGTGATTTAAAGTATAGTTTTTTGAGGAACCGTATGTAATATCATCGGCAATATCAAATAGAGTTGCCTTGATTTTGTTGTCTCCTTTTCTTAAAACTCGACCTATGCTTTGTAAGTTTCGTATTTTTGATTTGTTTGGTGATGCGAATATGACGTTGTGAAGATTCTTAATGTTAATTCCTGTTGAGAAGGTGCCGTATGAGGCAATAATAATTGCATTGTCTTCTTTTTCTGTGATTGTGCGAACTTCTTCTCGATCCTCAGTATCAACTCCTCCGTGTACAAAGAAACATTTTCTATTTTCTTCCTTGTTACTATTTATGAGATCAAAGAGGGGAAGACCATGTGACTCAACTCTTGTGTATAAAATAAGAGTATTGCCTTTTTGATCAAGAGTAAGATTCTTAATAAAGTTATTTCTCTGTGTATGTGTGATTAAATATTGTATTTCATCTTCATAATTTTCAAACTTTCTTGCTGGATGTTTGAGTGTTAGAACTTTGATGTTCAACTTTGATAGATATCCTTTCTTCATCAATTCATCTGTACGAATGATCTTGTAAGTCGGGCCAAATAATCCCTCTAACACCCACTTATGTGTTTGTGTTCCATCAAGAGTTCCAGTGAATCCATATCGATATTTACAATCAAGCATCTTAGTCATGATACTTACTAAAGATTTTGATTTAAATAGGTGTGCTTCATCACCAATCACTACATCAAAGTTATTAAAATACTTGCGATCTAACTTATAGATTGACTGCCATGTGGTAATTGTAACATTGTAATCACTAGTTTTATCTCTTCCAGCATATACTCGATGACAATGTTTCTCAACATCCCAACCATAATCTTCAAAATCTTTATACATTTGTTCAACAAGAGATGTTGTTGGAACTACTATTAATATTCTACGTTCATGTTCAACATGATATCTTGTGATAGCATATATCATCAATGACTTACCAGATGCAGTTGGTGACAATAGTAACTTGCGATTATGTCTGAGTGCATCATGAATACCCATGATTTGATATGGTCTGGGTTTATGTTTTGATATACTTTTCACATAATCTGTTACTCCCTCTGGTGATATCATATCATTTTCTTCAAGTGGTAATCCATAAAATTTACTACCTTCAAACTCATAAGTATATCCCTTTCGATTACAAAATGATATGACTCGATCTACAAGACCAGTGTATATCTCGTTCTTTCTCATATCATAAAGTCTTATCTTTCCATCCCAATACTTGTTACGATATTGTGGCATAAACTTGGCGCCAGGAACTTCAAATGTAAAATGATCTGAAAGTTCATGATACACATATTGTTCTGAGTCTATCGTAACAAAGACTTCGTTTTTCTTTTTAATAATTAAGTGGGTCATGTAAATCCAGCTTGGAATTTATGCCATTCAATTGAGTTTTTAATCTGATATGTACGATTTGATATTTGTTTGAGAATACTTTCTGTATAATTTATCATTACATCATAGTATTCAACTTTTAGATTTGCATCTGATACTCTGTCATCAGCATCCATGTATCTAATCAGTGCGTCTTTATCTCTAACTTTCTTTGGAAATGGTTCTTTTTCATACACTTCTGGATCTGCCTTTCCAGAATAGTATTCATATCTTTCATGACGAACACTCTTTTGTATCTTCTGAGCTTTGGTTCGTAACAAAATTAAATTGTTTAATATTTCATGATATTTGGAGTGCAATTGAGGAACCTTAATCGATTCTTCATGCATATTATCAATATCAATCTTACAGTCCTCTTGCCACATGGACTGAATCTTATCAAGATTTATCATGTAAAATTATTTTTTTGGAAAATTATCTAGTCGATTACCACTTGGGTCAGTAATATCATATATCAAATATTTGAAAGTTACTGAAGCAGTGAAGAAACTATAATCACGAGTTGAAACATCAAACTCTAGTGTTGAGAGTGAAACTGGAAACGCATCTTTAAAGTTTACATGAATACTTGGCCTATAATTACTACTTAAAATTTAAATCCATATA